ATAGGAGCTTATTCTAGCAGCTTTTAACCGAAACTCGGGTGATTATTTCGGGGAGGCGGGACTACCTGCCGCCCTTGACCTTAAAAGGAGACATCATGAAAAGTATTGAAAACGTTAAAAACAGCCTGATCGACACTCTTTCCAGCATCGACCTTGATAAGCTCAGTATCTACGACTTGAAAATCTATGCTGAGATTATGAAGATTACCGCCGAGACAAAAGAGAACGATTATTTCGAATCTCTTGTCGAAAAGTTTTCGAGCGTATCTACAACGTCTATGCCGGGTCACAAAACTATTTCGGAAATGAAATGAGGTGCGAATATGTCTTGTAAGCCTGTTTGCAAACTTTGCGACCATTTAGTCATTTCTTCCGCTGTCACTTTTACAGATGGGAACCTAGTTATTAACCTGCCCGCCGGTGCTTACAACAACGGAGAAAAATATTGCATTGTAGTAGCCCAGACTATCCCAGATACGGTTACCATTAAAGCCCCCGTTGTAATTACCATCGGTACCGGCACACAGCAGTATCCCCTCACCAATCGATGCTGCGCCCCTGTGACAGCTTGCGGCATTCGGGCCAGGACCCGGTATTCTACTGTTGTCTCTACCAGCGCCACAACTGGGGCCTTCAAACTGCTTGGAAACACATGCCCTCGCCCCACAAATAACCTGACGAGCATTAACGGCACCGCGCCCGTTACGCCCGCCCCGGCGACTTGATAGGAGGTATCGCATGAAAAGAAGCACAAGGATGCTCCTGATGAATAATGGACGAAACGGCGATGATCGGCTGGACTATAGCCGTAAAGAATACGACAGCGGTCGAATGAATGACAGGCGATCCGAATATAGCGGTGACAGCTACGGCCCTGACAGCCGTTTCCGCGACCGTCGTGGCAGGGAGCATTATGACAATGGTCGCTTTGCCCCTATGGATGACGGAAGGATGGGTGCAGAGAGTCGTTTCTACCCCGCTTACAATGGCGGGCAGCATGAAGTCTACAGCCACTACCCAATGACAACACCATATGTCCCGCCTGTATATAAAAACGAAGATCAGAGAGGATGGCAAAGGCCTATGAACAAGATCGGTTTTTCGCTGGAGGGGGAAATGGGAAAGCCTGATGAGTTCGGCAGTGGGTATCGCTCCGACGCCGGATACCGCCCCATGGACGAGATGCAGATACGGCCCGGCAGCCGGGAAAACGGCTATGCTTCTAGCGGCTCCGGCCCCATGACCAAAGAGATGGCCTATGCATGGGTCTCCAACATGGAAAACGAAGATGGGACCCGTGGCCCTCACTGGAACATCGAGCAAGTGAAGCAGGTGATGGCGCAGTACAACATCAATGGAAGCCCTTGGGATGTTTTTGCTGTGCTCAACTCCATCTATAGCGACTATTGCAAGGTGTTCCGCAAGTACGGCGTTGGGGACAATATCGGATTTTACATCGACATGGCAAAAGCGTGGATGGACGATTCCGATTCGGTCAAGAACAAAGCGGCGGCGTATTTTGAGAATGTGGTGAAGCACTAAGAGTTTAATTTCATTGGTGTTGCAGTTACTAACACGTTACCAACAATGGATTTGTCTACAGCTCATAAAGAAACCCTAGGACCATTGCAGTCCTAGGGTTTCCTTGGTGGACGATACAGGACTCGAACCTGTGACCCCCTGCACGTCAAGCAGTTTTTATAATTATCTGTAGCTGTCTGTAGCTGCTTAATTCTGATATTTCAATGGCTTGCAAAACAAAAAAACAGCTACAGACAGCTACAGACAGATTGAGTTACTAACAAATTACTAACAAGTTTAAGGCCCCTCCACGGCCTTGATCAATTCTTCGATGTCTGTATGGACATAGATATTTGCCGTTGTGTTGTAGTCTGCATGCCCCAAAATCTTTTGCAGTATTTCCGGTGGCATACCCGCTTTCCTGGCTCGGCTGGCGTATGTGTGTCTCGTTGCGTGTGGGGTCTTTTTTGCTATTCCAAGCTTTTTTAACAATGGGTAATAGTCCCGCTTTCGAAAGTTGTTCGGGACCTTCTGCCCAGCATATCCGGAAATCAATAGCTCTCCCTCTGCCCTTTCCTTAAAGTATTGGAAATATTGACGACCCTCTGGTTTGATTGGGATAATTCGATTTCGACCCGCTTCTGTTTTCTCTCCGCCCACAACATAAGTTTCGCGATAATCAGAAAGAGGGAGTGAGAACAACTCCCCTATCCTCATTCCAGTATAAATAAGCATAAGTACGATTTTGGCCGTCTCACTTCTGTCTGCCTCCAGCTTTTCAATATCAGAATCTGAAAAAACCTCCTTTTCCTTCTTTGCATTTTCTGGAAGTTTTACAAATGACGCAAAATTTGTGGCAATCAATTCCTCTCTTATTGCCCATTGTGACATTTGGGTAATGAGTTGCTTATGTTTGGAAACGGTTGAGTGTGATTGGTTCATGTGCTTGTCAATGATCTCCTGGAAATCCGCTGTTCTTAAATCTCGGAATTTCTTTTTGTGCAATGGGGCAAATACGTCAAACGCCCGGTTGTAAGACGCTTGCCCAGCTCCAGTTATCTCACGGTAATGCTCCGCCTTCCATTCCTCATAAACCTCTGCAAAAGTCATATTATACCGTTCATCCAAAGAACGCCCTGCTAATCGGTTCAGAGCCTCCAAGGCGGCTGTCTTAGTCTCATAGTACCCTATAATTACTTTTTTCTTGGATGCTACCCAGGGGCGTTTTCTGCGGCCCTGGAGCTTATAGACGGACCCCGTCCCGTTTGCTCGTTTGATTGCTTTCCGCTTTTCTTGGACCTGCTTTGCGCCGCAAGCTAAACAGAACTTGCTTTCATCTGGGATTTCCGTCTTGCATTTCCGGCACAGCATTGCAATCCCTCCCATACTTTTATTTTCTGCGTTCTTTGACAAAATGCCCCTTGTTTCGAAGAACGTCTTGTTATATAATCCAGCCGCGCAAATAACAGTTTTGGTGCCAAAACGGAAAGGAACAGAGGTTTATGCAGGATTATGATTCCAAAATTAGGGAATTATTCTCCAAACTGGACGATAAATCGAAAAAGAAATTCCTTACTGATTTTGCATCCGCTCTAGCAAGTCAATCATCAACCGCTTTGTGTCATCAGAAGCCAAAGCAAGAAGCTCGTTAAGCCTCTTGTCCAGCGGGGACAGCTCACTCTCGGAAGCTGGGGTGGGCTGTTCTTTTTGACCGGGAGGTGCCGGGTCATCGGTGTTTCCCAAAAGGAAATTCAAAGTTGTCCCTAAAATGTCTGACACGGCTTGTAATTGGCTATTTGATAAAGTGGTTTTCCCGTGTTTTAGGTCAGTCATACGCCCATGATATGCCCCATCTACTTTTAGATTTAGAGCATTCCAAGTTATTCCTCTCTCTTTTCTGACTAGATTTATTCTATCGTAGGTAGACATAGAATTCACGAATTCACCTTGCTTTCCTATAAAATTAGGAAATAATATACCCATCAACAACGGGAGGTATACACCATGCGAGGGCCAAAAGTTAAAATTACATCAGGCGGAGTTGACACATATATCTTTATTGATGATAGCGAAATCAAGGAAATTAACGCTTACGTAATTAGACACTCTGCCAGTGGCCAGCCGGTTTTGTATCTGAAAACAGTCCCTTTAGGGGGCCTTGATTTCGAGGGACGCTTTAATGAAGTTTACGATATCGATGGAATGCTCAAGGAGCACTCCAGACAAGAGACCGAGGAAAAATGTGAGCAAAGAAGAAAAGATCGCCACACAATAATTATGTCTGTGTTCTTTTCTGCGCTCGGCATTCTTTCTTATTATCTCCTGCGATTTTTTTCATCTGATTTTCTAAACTAGATAAATAGGCACGCCCATTTGGTGTGAGAAATTATATAGGCTCAAAAGTACCGTGATAAGATTTGCAATACCCAGTTTGAGCAAGCCACATCAAATCAGTTTGTTCTTTCTCCGAAATAGAATAATAATTTAATCCGTCCTCACACTTTTTCAGCAAATCAATCTGCTGGTCAGACAATTGCATAATAGTTCTCCCATGCCCCGCCAAAAGCGGGGCTTTTTTTTGTGAGATATGACGATATTCCTAAAAAAATAGGAAACTAGTTGACTTCCTATTTTTTTAGGAATATAATAACATTGTTGGTTGAAAAATGTAACAAAAAACCAGACCCCGGCTAATTGCCCGCGTCAAATGCTTTTATGTATCTCGCAAATTCATAGTAGCATGTTTTGTTACCTTTTGCAACTACAATTTTTTGACTTCGGCTGGAACTTTTATAAAAGTGCCGCCCCCGCGTTTGCAGCACGAGGACGGCGGTGGATTACCGGGGCGGATGCCTCCGGTGGCCCTTGACGGGTTTCCCTTCGCGCATGTACCGCTTGACCTTTACGGTTTTAGGCGATGTGCGCTTTGGATTGCATCTACAAGCCATAGACTTCCCTCCTTTCGCCCAATATCAAAAGGAGGTCCGCTCTAAATCCAATTACATTTTATCAAAGTTTCCAGACGAAGTCAACAAATTAAACTTTTGGAGGTGAGGCGATGGTTGAGAAATGGACGGGAAATCTCATTGGGAAGATGCACAACGAACGCATCACCTATGAGGAGCTTGCATCGGAAATTGGTGTCACAAGGTCATACATTTCGATGTTGCTGAACGGAAAGCGCAAGCCGCCCGGAACTCGGGCAAAGCTGGAAGGAGCGGTAAAGACCATTATCGAAAGAAAGCATGGGGCAGATAACGGACCAACCATTTAGCGGCAATGATGAAGGATAAGGGGGGGTAAATACGGATTCTATAAAAAAGTGGTTTGGCACAGACCAATATCGAGTGGCGCAGAAAATTGTTGCTCTGCTTAGCGTTGAAATGCCAAACCCCACACACCGCCAAGTAGAGAAAGTACTTAACTGTGTGCGGGATTTGGTTGGGGACATGCGGATTCGGCTTACGGAGTAAACTCCACCGTGAAAAGCGGGCTGGTATCAAAGATTCCGCCCTGTGTAGGATTGTTTCGTTTACAGACTTGCATTCTTCCATTAGAGCATAAACGGATTTTATTTTGTTGGAAGATTCCTCCGGGAAGCAATTTCCACATAGCGGGCAGGAAAACTCTTCAAGAGATTTTACTTGCCGTTCCGCAAAAGAAATGAAACAGCCGCATTCACACTTAATTACGCATTTCACCATGTTCACCCCCTTTCTCTGGCTACATTCTACCACACGCCGGGGAATAGGGCAAACAAAAGCGCCCCCGCAGGTGTTACGACCACCTACGAGGGCAGGTACAGACCTAATCTAGCTAGGCCAGCACCGAGGATAGTATAACATTTCCTCCGGCTGATCGCAAGGAGGAATTTTTTTGAAACTTCATATTGATTTACCCTGGGGCGGGACGTTCGAGCTGGAGCGTCAGCCCATGGACCATGAGAAGTTCTACGCACTTTGCGGCGTTGCCGCATGGGCGCTGCTGGTATCCCTGTTTTTGGGCGGCGTTGCATTGAGATGAAGGGAGGTTTTGAAATGTCTATTACATTAACCGTTGAAGAAGCATGTCAAAAGTTGCGAGACGTTGGCATGAAGATTTCACCGGAGACCATACGAATGGGATTGCAGCAACAGCGTTTCCCGTTCGGGGACTGTATCGTCAGCGAAAAGTCAGTCCGGTTCTTTGTCTACAAAAAGCTGCTGGATGACTGGATTGCAGAGCGGACATGAAACATCGAGGAACGCCGCAAATCCGTGACTTCAAATGTGATGTATGCGGCGTGGTAGTACAGCCTACTGTCAACGCCGGTGCGATTTTGTAATTTTTTGCCGGACAGGGAGTGTCATAAAATGGCGGGTAAAGGTGTGTAGCCTTTGAATAATTATACTTGTCGTTTTCGCCCGTCAAGTCTGAAATGCACTGATAAATCAGGACTTGACGGGCTTCAAGCCGACAAGTAACGGGTAATCAAGGTTGCATACCCCCCGCATGCTGACCGCCAAAAAATTACATTTTATTTCGGCGAAAAATGACAATTTCTAGTTGGCGCTGACAGCTACTAAGCGGACTGGCCGCAAGACCGGGGTGGGCCACGTCAAGCACATGTACTGTTATGTTTGCAAGCAGGAGACACCGCACACGCAGATTAGTCTAGCGAAATGAAAGGAGGCAGTCACATGGCTTACTGCATCAAAATCATTCGCTGATAGAGGCTCGCATTGGCAAAATAAGACCCCGCCGAGTATCCGACACTCGACGGGGCGGAACAAGGACACACGAATTGACCTGTTCCATCTAAGTATAGCATGGAGCAGGCAAAAATACAAGGAGGAATTATGGGGCAACTTTTCGTTGAGCCGGAATTTCGAGATAAGATTCCGGCTCTTTCCCCGGAGGAGTTTTCCAAACTGGAAGAAAACATTCTGGCAGACGGCGAAGTTCGGGACCCGCTTGTGGTTTGGAACAACACTATCATTGACGGCCACAACCGATGGTCCATTATCCAGAAGCACCCGGAACTGAAATGGTCCGTCAAGCAGATGGATTTTCCCGACAAGTGGGCGGCTATCGTTTGGATGTGCCGGAATCAGTTGGGGAGAAGGAATCTGACAGAAGCCCAGAGGATGGAAATTGTTGCGAGCCAGTATGAGGCGCAGATGAAAACTTCTGGAGGGCAACCCGGAAATAAGAACGCCGAAAAACGAGACCTTCAAAGTGAAGGAGTCGTTTCGAGGTCAAGAGGGACAGCGGGAGAAATTGCCAAGCAAAACGGAATGTCTACTGTGTATGTTGAACGAGCCGTCAGATTTTCGAGAGGACTTAATTCTGCGGAGTCTGTTTCTCCTGGATTTAAAGACGCCATTCTTTCCGGCGAAGTCAAAGCCCCCAAAAGCGTAATTGCCGAAATCCGCAACCTCCCCGAAGAAAAGCAGAAAGAGGCCGCAGAGGCAATCAAGCGTGGCGAAATCGAAACCGCTAAATCCTATATCCGGCCCATCCCTAAGCCGGAAGAAGAGGAAGAGCCGGAAGCCCTCACCGTTGCGGAGTTCCGTGAGCTTTTGGACGCCGCAATCAATAACCTGGATTTTGCGTTGAGGATGCACATGATGGAGGTCCATCCCGAAATCCTTGACCTTGAAGACGGGCGGCAGGAAACCTTGGAAGCCCTGGAGCACGGCATTGCGGTTATCAAAAAATATAAGAAAGTGGTGGAACAGCATGGCTAAGGCTATTGAATATCAGCTTCAAGACATTAACACAAGAGATATCGTCATTGACGACCTGGGCCAGCGTGACGTGAACCGCAGACGGGCGCAGTTCAATAAGATTATGCGGGAGTTCGACCCGAACCTGATTCAGCCTATCAGTGTTGCGCAGATTGACGGAAAATACTATTGCTTTGATGGGCAGATGACTATGAAGGTTTTGAAAGCCAAGAACGCTGACCGTGATTTGTGCGTAAAGTGCCGGGTTTACCGTGGCATGACGAAGGTGGACGCCGCTAACATGTTTATCAATCAGCGGGGGACTGTGAGCAAGGTAAACCTTGCTGACAAAATCCGCGTAAAGGCAAACTATGGCGACGAACGAGCTATTGCTTTCCAGCAGGTCACAGAAAGAAACGGGATGGAGATTTCTTGGACGGGCAATGTCTCTCGAAACTCTATTCTGGCCGTTAGCACTTTGTGGGACGAGTTCAAGATGTTCAACGACGATGAATTGTTTGGCTCTTTTATCCGGGTTATCAAAGGCGCATGGGACGGCGACCCTGCCGGAAGTCAGGCGAAGATTTTGAGGGGGCTGGGGCTGTTCATGCGGTCCTACAAAGGACAGGCCCAAGAGGAAATCTTGATTCAGAAACTTCACAATATTCGGCCCAGTGAAATCGTCCGAAATGCCAGCGCAGACCGAACGACCGGGGCCAGGAAATACGCCGTACAGATTCTTTGGGCGTATAACAAAAGCCTCCGAGAAGATAAGAAGCTACCGAACATTTTGTAAAGGAGAACAACATGAACACTATTTACAATATGAAGCACGTTTTCGGCGTTTGGCTGGTCGAGGTCCATGCGCCCGACGGAACGCCTATGCTGATTAACCACAAAGGCACCGAGGAGGAAGCCTGGGAAAAGGCTATGCGGGCAGAGCCGGAATTCGCATGAGGTAGGAAATATGAGAAAAGAGCTTAGTTTTGATACTATTGAGCGTTGGCTGAGAGACGAAGACTGCGATGTCCGCAAAGCGGCGATGAACGCGTGCCGGGGCAGGGATGTACCCCTGGAGGTCATCGAGCGTTGGCTGAGAGACGGAGACTGGTGGGGCCGCAAAGCGGCGATGAACGCGTGCCAGGGCAGGGATGTACCCCTGGAGGTCATCGAGCGTGGGCTGAGAGACGAAGACTGCGATGTCCGCGAAGCGGCGATGAACGCGTGCCAGGGCAGGGATGTACCCCTGGAGGTCATCGAGCGTTGGCTGAGAGACGAAGACTGGCGTGTCCGCGAAGCGGCGATGAACGCGTGCCAAGAAAGAGGGGGGGCGCCTGTTGTCCGCACATTTGAACCTCCTGCAACTGTATACAAAAAGTGCCTTGCGAATGTGATTGTCGCTGCAAAAATCCCTGGTGATGCGCAGGTTCGTGGGACGCCTGGTGGTAAATGCAGGGCAAGCAAAGCTATCATCGCAGAAGTGATTGGGAATATTTGCGGAGAGCCAGTTGGGGTTTCTATTTGGGACAAAAAGACGACCTACTATGTGGGCGACGAAGTTTTTATCGAAGACTTTGACTTTAGCAACAAGGAGTGCTCCGCCGGGTTCCACTTTTTCTGCACGTTAGAAGAAGCCATGAATTACAGCGGCTGAGCCGGAATTCGCATGAGGTAGGAAATATGAGAAATAATTTTGATTTGTTTTTGCTGTTTAGAGTGGCTGCAATTATCTTCTGCGTTTTGACTTCATGCTGGTGTGTCTGTCTTCTGCTTACATTTGCCGAAACAGAAGAACTACCCGCAGGCCCGCCGGTCAAAATCTTGGCCCCAGAAAAGAATAAAAGACCACAAAATCCTCTCTCAGGGCAGGAAGCGCAGATAATACCGTGGACAAACAAGCTGGAGAACTGCGTTGTCACTTACTATGATGTTTGTCTGGAGTGCTGCGGCAAATTGGACGGGATTACATACAACGGTAGTGCGGCTGTTCCCTATGAAACGTGCGCCGTCGATCCTTCGGTCATCCCGCTTGGTAGCGCAGTCTCTGTAGATTATGGAGACGGCATTCTGCACCATTACCGGGCAGAGGACATTGGCGGCGGCGTTAAGGGCAATCATATTGATGTGTGCGTCGCCGACCATGAGGAAGCGATTGCTTTGGGCACGAGGACGGCCATGGTGTACTGGATGGAAATGGAGGTTTTGGAATGAATAGCACCAAAAAACTGGCACTATCTTACATAAAAGATGGGCGGCAGACTGTTTTTCCCGTAATTGATGCGGACCACGCTGTACGCCTTGCGGACGCTATTGCGGATAGCGATTTGCTTGATGAATCGGTGGGGTATAACCTGTTTGACCTGCGTGAGCATTGCAACGGTGAGCTGGGAGACTCCTGGGAATTAGATGACGGTATGAGCTTTAAGGAATATTGGGATGAACAGCTAGAAAACAAGGGATTTTCCAAATGACCGCCCCAGGTAAAACCCGCAAGCTCTGGAATCGCCAAGATAAATTGATGGAGCTTTGGGAGTCCTGGAAGAACGATTGCCGGATTGCCGATGAAGTGGGCTGTACCCCCTCCGCAATTTGTCAATGGCGGCGCAAGAACGGCTTGCCAAAGAACGCCGAGAGAGGGCGGCAATGGTGAAGCGTCAAGGATAGTTCGCCTGGTTGGAATACAGAGTGCCTTATAGCTTATAAAAATGAGACTACAGATGGATACAGAATTGCCCAAATTCATTACGGAGACCAGTACAGGAGCGGGTTTGGTATTAGAGGTATTACCCATTGGACGCCCATTCCCGAACCGCCAAAGGAGGACTGACCATGCAAGAAATTCTTTTTAGAGGCTTCCACAAGCAAGCTGACGGGCCGGATGTCGCAATCATCGAAGGCATGGCGGAAAGGGGAAAGTGGCATTATGGAGATCTTTTGTATCACGTTCAAGGCGGAGTCCCCCATGTTTTCCCGTCGTACGGATACAACAGCGCAGATTGTTACGAGATTGTCCCCTCCACTGTCGGTCAATACACCGGCCTGACCGACAAGAACGGGAAGAAGATTTTTGTGGGGGACACTATAATTTGTAGCCGAGAAATAGGGGGCAACTTTGTTGATACCCACATCGAAAAAGGCTATGTAGAAATGAAATTCGGCGCTTTCGGATTGCATAGGAAGCAGGGGTACTACAGACCGTTCAAAGATTGGCTTGAAGATTACGAATATGAAGTTACTGGCACCATCTACGACGCCCCGCCGGAAGGAGCCTGACATGTACCGCTGTGAAATTTGTGAAGCGCTGTATGACGAAATCCCGACGCTAAAGCGTTCTGAACTCCAAACAGACGGGTTTTGGGAAACGTTGTATGAGAATAGGTGCCACTACTGCGAGGGGCATGACTTTTCTCCGTATGAACCATTTGAAGAAGACGAGAAAAATTTTGAATAACATGGAGGACGCAAAAATGGAGGAAAACGGAATTGTCACCGTCGTTCAGGAAAACGACGCGTTGATGGAAATGGATTATGACAATATCCTGGCAGTTGCCGACCGGGCCGATAAAATGGTTTCCGCCCTTAACAAAATCATGTCTGCGGCGTTAAAGGTTACAACGCCTAAAGACTGGGTTCTGATTGGCGGCACTCCTTACCTTCAAGAAGCTGGCGCAACTAAGGTGGCCCGCCTCTTTGGCATCAGCACGAAGATTTGTGACGGTTTTCCCGTCGTAACCCGTGGAGAGGATGGATACCCGATCTACAAATACCGTATGAAGTTTTCTATGGGCAAACAGAGCATTGAGGCAGAAGGTATGCGAAGCGCCGGAGACGAATTTTTTGCGGGCAAGCGGGAAAAGAAATCTCTTGATCAAATCCCTCTTGATGACGTAGAGAGAGCCGCCTACACCAACTGTATGAACAACGGAATCAAGCGGATCATACCAGGACTCCGAAATCTGGATATCTCCGACTTGGAGGCCGCTGGCATTCATCCTCAAAATGGCTACACATTTAAACAGGGGAGCAAAGGCGGGAACAGCGGAAAGGCTGCTGACAGCGGAGTTGTGTGCAGCAGCTGCGGAACGGCAATTACGCAGAAAGTGGCGAGTTATTCACAAGGGAAATACGAAAGGCCCCTTTGCATGAAGTGCCAGGACCTGGCAAAGGCGGGGCAGCTTGCTCCTGACCCGGAGGATGAAACGGGGGTTTTGCCTTGGGAAACCGGCGGTGAGGAATAATTATGGGAAGTCAGATTGATTTGACAGGGAAGAGATTTGGGAAACTGACAGTTTTACGCCCCTCTGATGACCAAAGATTTAGAGGGGACAGGCTTTGGCTTTGCGCTTGCAATTGCGGCGAAACGAAAATCGCCAGACGTAGCGGGCTAACCAGAGGAGAAATTTTAAGTTGCGGGTGTTTGCTTCACGAGGTTCAATCTTCTTTTTGCGGGAAAACCATACATGGATATGCAAAGCACCCGTTGTATGCAACATGGGCACGGATGAAGCGACGTTGCTACAACACTAATCAAGACCACTATGAACGTTATGGTGGACGCGGGATTTATGTGTGTGATGAGTGATTACATAGTCCTGAGCGTTTTATTGAGTGGGCTTTGGCCAACGGGTGGAGAAAAGGGTTGACAATCGACAGAATCAACAATGACGGGCCGTATAGTCCTGAAAATTGCCGATACAGCACAATCGGAGACCACGTTTTCTGCTACGGCTACGAATGGTGAGGGACTATGAAAGACCAAGGAACAGCCACAATGGAAATCACGCTCGGCTCCCTGTTTGACGGCGCGGGAGGATTCCCGCTGGCCGGGACGCTGGCGGGGATAACGCCAAAGTGGGCAAGCGAGATAGAGCCTTTCCCGATTCGGGTGACCACAAAGCGCTTCCCGGATATGAAGCACATCGGGAACATAACCGAGGTCAGCGGCGCAGACATTGAGCCGGTGGACATTATCACCTTCGGCAGTCCGTGCCAGGACTTGAGCGTGGCGAACTGCAGGAGAAAAGGACTGCAGGGGGCGCGGTCGGGGCTGTTCCTGGAAGCGATACGAATCATCAAGGAAATGAGGGAAAAGACCCATGGACGAAAACCAAAGTTTATCGTGTGGGAGAATGTTGTCTGGGCATTCAGCAGCAACGGCGGGGAGGATTTCAGAATCGTCCTCGAAGAAATCGCAAAAATCAAAGACCCCGGTGTGCGCATTCCTCGATACCCGGACGGGCGCTGGCCCTACGCCGGAGAGAACGTGGGGGACGGCTACTCCATCGCCTGGAGAACAGTCGATGCGCAATTTTGGGGAGTTCCCCAGCGTAGACGTAGAATCTACCTTGTCGCAGATTTTGGAGGCAGTCGCGCCGGAAAAATACAATTTGAGTGCGACCGCCTGTGCGGGAATTTTACGGCGGGCGCGGGAGAGGGGAAAGAGACTGCCGGAACTGCTGGAGGCGGTGCTTACCCATCAATCGCAAGGAGCCTGACCGCCCGGAACGATGGAAGCCCTTGCTTAGACCGCGGGCCGAACATTGTGCTTCAGCCGGTCACGGCGTTTCACCTGACGCAAGACCCGATAACCTCGGATGGAATAGCGCCCTGCCTGTCAACGGGAAACCCGAACAGCGGACAGGCAACGGTCGGAGTGCTGATGCCGGTGGCCTACAGGCTGGTCAGCAAGGCAAGCAACGCATGGAAAAGTGGGAACCCCTACAGCGGATGCGTCCAGACGGACACCGCCCAGACGCTGGACACCAGCGGCGGGGATGCTACCAGGAATCAGGGCGGAAACCTGATTGTAGGCCCTGCGGTGGTCTATGAGAACCACGGGCAGGATTCCAGATGCAAGCCAATGGGCGATGTGAGCGAAACCGTGGTGGCGAAATACGGCACTGGCGGGAACAATACCCCACTGGTGGTGCAGCCGGCCATCGCCATCGGGCGGGACTACAAGACGGTGGAAGCAGAGGTCGCGCAGACGCTCACCCGGTCGGATGTGCCGGGGATGGTGACGCAGCCCTACTGCATAAGGAACGGACAGGTGCAGGAACTGGCGCTACTTGATAAAGCCCGGACGCTGAATTGTATGCATGACGCACAGGCGGCAATCGTACCAGCGGACAGCGGCGGATTCCCCTACATAGTGCGGAGGCTTATGCCATTAGAGTGTTGCAGATTGCAGGGCTACCCGGATTTTTGGGCGCAGAACCTCGACACGCCGGAGCCGACCGAGGAAGAAATCGACTGGTGGTGCGAGGTGTTCGAGACGCACCGAAAAGCGGTAAAGCCGGACAACAAACCAAAGAGCCGGAATCAGGTGCGCAGATGGCTCCAGCACCCGAACAACGACAGTGCGGAGTGCAAGATGTGGGGCAATTCGCTGGCGATACCGAACGCATACCACGTCCTCGCCGGGATAGCGGAGGAAATACGGGCAGAGCCGCTCTACATCGCAAGCTGGAGCGGTGGCAAGGACAGCACGGCAACTATCATCCTGGCGCACGAACACGGCGAACCGCTGGATTTACGTCTAATTTTTACCCAAACTGCGGCGCAAAAATGGACAAGGAGGAAAAACAAATGGGAATCATGGATGCATTTTCTAAGGAAGACCGCACCGAAATCACGGTCAGCCAGCTTTACGAACTGGTAAAGGAGGCGGGGCGGGCCGACCTGTTTCGCAACGGCGTAAAGAACAAAATTCCGTATGCGCACATCCTCTCCGTACTGGACGGGAGCGCAGACGCACTCGCAGACAAGGAGGCCACCGATGGCAATTAAATGGGACGATGTTGATATCATGGTCACGGTCATCAGCAATGAAATTCGGCTGTGTAAGGCCAAACCAGTAAAAGGTGGGGAAGCGGGCGCAATGTTCGCTACAAATATGAGCGGCGACAAAACAGAAAAGTGTGTGAAAGCGGTTATGCAGTATATGCTCAACTGCTGCGAAGAAGAAAATGCCTACGCAAAGATTTTCACAATTCCGGGAATTTGTCGCTTAGAATTAACCGATTTGGAGAAAGCACCTGCCATTAAACAGGAGGCCACCGATGGAGACTAAATGCTACGGGACGTGCATGTGGCACGAATGGGAGATGGACGATCGTTGGATTTGCTTCAACGTCGACAGCGCATATTGCGCTGACAGGACGAACTATTACGATTTCCGCAAGGAGTGGGAGGAACGGGCATGAAAAATTTGCAAATCAGCGAAAACGAGAGTCGGGACCGGGACAACCTTTTCCGGTTGATGCGGGAAAACCCGGATTTGCCAGTAATCCCCTTTGTGGATGGGGAAGTCTGTGCCGGGGACGATTTTGCTAGCTGGATGGGAAGTTGGGGAGCGTCCAGAGTGGATGAGTTTGTGTTTCCACCCGATGAATACAAACCCGTGATTTTCAAGAGCGATGATGATGTATTCGACATGGGCAACTATGAAGGAGCAAGCCCAGAACAGGAGTACAACTCATGCTCACGGGTGAAATGATACAAGCAAAGGTGGATGAATACGTTCATTCAAAAATAAAAATCTATCCATGCAATAATCTCCGAGCCAGCAACATTGGGCACCCATGTGAAAGGTATCTGTACTTACTGATTAAACATTGGGACAGGCAGGATATGATTAGCGACACACTGCAAAACATCTTTGATTTCGGGAACAGCGTTGAGGAATACACCATCCAAAAGCTGAAGAATTCCGGATTGGAGGTAATCACTCCTACCCAACGTTCCTGGAAGGTGGAGAACCCGCTTATTACGGGCCGAGAGGACATCAGGATCAAAGACCCGGAGGATGGGCAGCTTTATCCGGCGGAAATCAAAGGCCTTTCTCCTTTTGAATGGGAACGGCTCAACTCTATCGAGGATTTCTACAAAAGCAAACAGTATTATGTCCGTGGCTATCCCGCCCAGCTCATGGTGTACTGCTGGAAGTTTGAGAAGGAAAAAGGCTTCTTTGTCCTTACAAATAAGCTAAATGGACGGATAAAGGCTATTGAAGTCCCGTTTGACTGGGATAGGGCAGATGCTTTGCTCAAAAAAGGCGAGCGTATCTACAAAGCCCTTGAAGATTCTACGGGCAGAACTTTGCCGGATGCCTGTGACAGTCTCTCTGTTTGCGAAAAATGTTCTATGAGACATTTATGCACGGCAGAACACACCAGGCCGGAAGCGGAAGTTGACGACGGAGAACTGGAGGAAAAGATTAAGCGGCGCATTATGCTTTCCCCGTACAAAAAAGAATATGAGTCCGTTGATGCAGATATAAAAGCGCTTATGCGGGGCCGGGGCCGTGTTTTGGCAGGTCAGTTTTTGGTTGAGACAAAAACCATACACAAGCAGGAATACACCGTAAAAGCCCGTGACGAAACACGGGTTGTTATTCGGAAGATATAATTTCCGAAGGAGGATAAAAGTGCTTAAGCAGATCAATATCGAAGACATCCACGGGGATGCTCGGTACCATGTATCTTATCGTGCCATTTTGCATGAATTTCTTGATAGCACACATGAAGCCGCAGAAGCTGCTCTTGATGGCGGAAAGGCGGGAGCAAAACCGTCATTTACATTGAGTATATGAAAACTCACACATGTACATGTCTTGACTGCCCTGATACTCACCCGGAAATCATTTGCCAGCTCTGCGACTGGTGGTATCCGTACGGTGGTGCAGTCTGCCGGAATATGTTCAACCGATGGCTGAAAGAGGAAAAGGAAGTCCAGGACTTACACAAGCAGTATCAGGAGCAGTGTCAGGAGAGAAACAGCAACGTTATCAAGATACATTTTGGGAGGGATTGAAGTGCTGAACAAGATTTTCATTATGGGCCGCCTCACTCGTGACCCTGAGCTACGCCGCACACAGAGCGGCATCGCCATCACATCCTTCCCCATCGCCTGCGACCGGGATTTCAAGGGGCAAAACGGGGAAAAGGAGACGGACTTTATCGACGTGGTGGCCTGGAGGAACACGGCGGAGTTTGCGAGCAAATACTTTTCCAAGGGCCGCATGGCTTTGGTAGAAGGCCGCTTGCAAATTCGGAATTGGACCGGGAAAGAGGGGGAAAAGCACCGTTCCGCCGAGATTGTGGCGGATAGTATCTACTTTGGCGATTCTAAGAGAGACAGCGATACGAACGCGAATACTTTCATGGACTCTACTATCGCATATCAAAAAGACGGCGAGTTCATCGAAATCAGCGAGGAAGACGGCGATCTGCCGTTTTAGGAGGACGAAGATGGCTGAATACATCGAACGTGAAGCGCTCCTCGAGAAACTGGCAGAGCATGATCTCTGCTTATGCGTAAGTGAATCAGATATAAAAAAACA